CTGAGATTGTATTGCCAGACAGATTCAGTGTTAACGCCTACAATATACATGACGGACAAATTGCTATTGAATGCAATGGATGTTGGCGTGCTTTCCTCCGAGTTAACACTGAAAGACCCATCAACAATGGCGGTTGTTACATCTCCATTTGTACTGAGATTGTATTGCCAGACAGAGTCAGTTGCAGCACCAAGGATGTACATGACGGAAAGATCGTTATTGAATGATATTGACTGCGGAAACGCGTCTTGAGTGGCAACACTGAAAGATCCAGTAAAAACGGCAGTTTCTACTTCTCCGGGCGTATCTAATTCATACTGATATACCGCATCTGAGCCAGTGCCAAGCAAGTACATTACAGACTCATCATTGTTAAACGCGACATCAATTAAAGTGGTATCTTGCAGTGACGCATCGAAAGATTTAATGAAAGTCCTAACCCTTACATAGCGCTTAGATATCGATGCAAATTCACGCCACAACAACTTTCCAATCTGAGAAGCTGGCGAGAAGAAATCAGTCCAGCCGGTCAGTCCATTGTCAGACCATTGAGCCTCAATTGTCCCCATGTTTTCAGCGTAGATGGCGAATGAGTCAATATCTTTTGATGATCTTAAATCAAACTGAATCCACGAGGGTTGACTGATTGGCTGCCATGCAAATGTGGTAAAGCCGTCAACGGTATATTCTTTGAGCTTGCCGGTGGCCTCGCTTGACGCTGTAATAATAGCATTTTCGGCCAGATTGTTTAGACCAAGTTTAATTGTCACGCTGTGCCGCCTCTATCACGATAGCTATCAATTAATAGCGCTAGTTTTTCTGCTGAGTCCTCACCGCCGATATAGTCGCCCTGGATGATGACGGTTATTGCTGACTCTCGCGGCTGTGCCGTATCGATTGGAATTACGTCACTATCGTCATCAGCGTCAGGATTTGGCGCGCCGCCAGCAGGGGAGTCACTACCGCCAAGCCCCGCAAGCTCAACGGCACCAGAGGCCGCGACAAGTCCGGCGGATAATTTCCCCATGGCCTGGGTTTTTGTATAAGCCGCCGCCGCCGCCGCATAAGTAGACGGGACGCCAGGAATTAGCTGCGAAGAGAATGCTAAAACGGCCGCCACCTGAGTGTGCGCGAGTATCTGTTTAATCGCCATGACCTTTGTTATCAAGATAGCTGCCGCCGCAAAAACCTTATTCTTTTGGCCAAGCGCGCTCAGCAATCCAATGGCGTTATTGGACGCGCTTCTCTTCACGGACAGGATCGCGCTCTCTGATCGCTTGGTTATCGCCGCCCGCTGATCTTCGTGCTGCTGCCATATCCCAGTCAGTAGATTGCTAGTGGCCTGCTCGCCGAGCAATCCGCGCGCGTTGGCCTCCGATACTATTAGCGCCCTTCTTTCGTAGCTCTCAAGTATCCGCTGCTCCTCTGTCAGCAATGACTGGCTAATTGCATCAACCTTAGCTGATAGTGCATCTTCCGTGCTGCCAGTGATCCCAGCGGTGTCGGGACTCACATCAACAGTGCCGGTAGATGCTGCGCTCGGTATGTCGTTTTTTTCTTTGATTTTCGCTATCAGCTTATCAATGCCTGATATTGTCTTATCAATAATGCCAACCTCATCCGCGCCCATTGAGTTGAGCGTGGATTGCAATCGCGAGCGCTGCTGTATGATCTCGTTGATATGCTCCTGGCTTTCGCCAAATTTTTGTGCAAGCAGGATTTCTCCACCCCTTAACCCGATCAAAACCCGAATATCTTCCGCTGATTTCTTACCTGCCACGCCCTCGACAACGCCAAGCTCAATCAGCTTTTCCTTTACGCCGTCAATCGCCGTCAGCAACGACTCAAAGCCCCTCACCATCACCTTAATGCCGTTTAATATCGATATGGCTGCGTTCATTGAAAACTGCTTAATCCCGCCCTCTGATTTTGCAATTTCAATGATCCAATTCTTGAACGCGGTTACTCCGATCTCTATCGCTGGAGCCAGCGCGGCAACTATCTGATCCCTCATGCCGGTAAACAAAAAACCAAGTCGCGTCAGTGAATCATTGGCCGCTTCAACGCCGCGAACCGCGTCGCCAGAAAGCGCACCACCCAGTAATTCGGCCTCTTTTCTGAATGCCTCCATGCCTGATACGCCGTCTTTCAGCGCATTTAAAACAACAGTGGCGCGGCCGCCGAAAAGATCCTGCGCAATGGCGAGCCGATCAACGGAATTAGTAACTGCATTAACATTTTCAGCGAGAAACGCCATCAGCTTCAACTGATCATCCATCAGCGGATTTATGTCTTCGGCAGTGATGCCCATTAATTTCATGGCGTCTTTTGCCTCGCCAACGTCGCGACTGAAATCAAACATTTGCCGGGAGACGTTGCGAGCAGCTTTCAGCATGGTATCTAAATCAGTGCCGCCAATCTGAGCAGCTAGCGACATTGCGCCAATATCCTCGGTGGATATTTTGAACAGGCTCGACATCTTGCCAATTTTATCTATGGCATTCAGGGAGGATTTAATGAGCAACCCAATACCAGCAGCGCCAGCAAGCCCCACAAAGGCACCCTTAAGGGAAAATATAGACTTTACGACCGACTTCATTGCGGAGGCGGTTTTGCGTTTGAATTTTGCAACGATACTATTCGCGCGCTTGAAATCCTTCTCAAAACGCGCAGTTTTCAGACCTAGATCGACAAATAAACTACCTATTTTCGCCATTCTTAATGATTCCCAAATACGCCGACCAGTACATTAATTCCGTGGTTGACCATTCCCGTATTTCCTCGACGCTCTTGTTTTGCCTGTCAGCCAAAATAAACAAAAACATTAAATGGGCGTCGTCGTTTAGTTTCCCGTGGCGTCCTCAAGGGTCGTGTCATCCTCCGCCATCGCCTCGCACACGCGGCCCATGACGGCGGGGTCAACGTAATTCATAAACTCAGTCCTATTTCTCGCGGCCCATAGGCGCTTACCATCCACATCAAGACTGCGAAGAGTTAGGATTTCGATAAAAGCCTGTAGACTCCCATCTTGAGCGTACTTATTAATCGCATCCTGGGTCTTGAGAGACATTGCCTTTCGGTAGTAGATTCGCGCTGGATTCTCTTCGTCGTCGCCCCATTCGGGCACGTCAACGAAAGAAAGATCATCGCTGACCTTATCGCTAAAATGAGCTTTTGCATTTTTTAGGATATTCATTACGCGACCGCCCCGTCAGTTAGTGCGCCATTACCTTTAAGCGTAAATGATTGGGTAATCATCGAGCCTTTAGCGACTGATTGGGATTTGCTTTCAATAGTGGCGGTGCCGGATCGAGACACGTTGCCGGTTACATTGCCCTCAGGCAGGCCGATAAACGCAACCGACGCACCAATGGCCATTGCGCCCTGCCCAGTGATATCCGCATCATCCCAGAAACACTCAATCGAGACAGTCCAGCTTGTAATGTCTGTCTTATGAGTCTCGGCGGGGTCGTTGATGGTGGTGTCGTCAATTGTCGCGATGCTTTCTTCTGTCGTCCAGCTAACTAGCTCGGCAACAGTATTGCCGTCGATCTGAATTAAGCCTTCGCTGCCAGTGTGATTTGCCATTTGTCATTTCTCCGCTTGAGTAGCCAGCGCTACCCTCTATGTAGTATCTCAAAATCAATTGCAACCTGGAAAAGCTTAGTCTTTTCCTCATAAAAATCAATCTCATTTTCAAGAAACGAATCTTCAATCGTTACGCCTACTTCAACCCCTTGCCAGCGTTGTAATGCCAGCAAGACCTGGTCGGCAACGCTCGTCACCTCTGAGTATGCAGGACTAAAGCAAGTAATCTGCCACCTGTCACGCCGCACGTTCGTGTCTGAGGTTAAAAGGCTCTCAGGTGAGCCACTTATTCGCTGATACGCAACAAATGGCGTGGCGACCGTCTGAGGCGCTAATAATGGGTATATTCTAGCTGATGTAAGTGCTATTAATCCGGCAAAAGTTGATAATCTGCTGTAAATAGCGTCTTCGATACTCACCTTTTAGCCTCTCTATGGATGCCTTCATTCAGTTTTTCGCCGATTTTCTTGACAATTTCCTTCTCTTTTTTGTCAAAAGCAGGCCGAAGAAACGGGCGCGCAGGCTGGTACTTTGTTCCAAATTCAATTAAATGAGCGTACCAGGCATCGTTTTTCTGCTTTTTACCGGCTCGCGCGCCAACCTGAATGAAAAAATGACTCTTACGTGCTCTTTGGGGCTTCTGGCCGATACTCTTTTTTAGCGTACCCGAGTCAACCGGTACGAGTGAGCGAGCTTCTTTAACTAAAATAGCGCCACCAGCCCTAACTGCGCGGCGCACAACATTGCTTTCAACCCGGCGCGGTAACTGCTCTAGTTTTTTAAATACATCGTCGAAGCCGCTGAATTTAACGTCAAGATCCATCGTCTTCGATCTCGGTTAGTTGGTATTTTTTCAGGATGGTGAATGGCTCGCCATCTTCGTCCAGCTCTATGTTTTCAGGGAGATATTCGCACTCAACTAAAACAGGATCGCCGTCCCTTATGAAAATACCAACAGACAGGCAGTTATCGGGTGCACCAATGGCTTTTAATAGGGCGGATGAAGCATTGTCGCCTGAAATCATAATACTCATACATCCTCCCGGCACATTAATATCATTTCACGACCGCCTTCTTTGATGTCGACAATCGATAGTATCTCGAAAATCCGAGCGCCAAACAAAAGCCGCATTTTGGTATTGATCCCAGCTACGTATCGGATGCGGATTTTCGTTGAGATATCAGCGTTAACCTGTTTGCTATCAAAGAATTCGCGGCCAACAAGTGGCTCAATCCCAGCGCGAGTCTTCGCAAACTGAGTCCATGTTTCGATTATCCCGCCTTTGCTATCGCTGGTCTCAGTAACCAGCTGAATAGTGACTGGCTTTTTTAGTGCGCCGCCTCGCATTAGATTTTCTTCCACCCATCGCCACGCTTGACGGTTGCTTTTAGATTTGCAGCCATCAGAACCGAACCACACGATAGGGCGACAATAAACGCTCATAACTAAAAGGCACCGAGCTGATCGATGTACCGACAATCACAGGCTCTCTAACCTCGTGTAGATGAGCAATCTGAATCAGCATCGCATGCCTAATTGACATCGGCACGGGGCCAGCTAAACCGTAGCCCGCTATGATGCGGATCGTTACGGCGTTAGCCTGTAATCTCACCGATGGCCACGACTGCCCATAAGCGAGCCTGATAATACCCGGATCGGCGTTGATATCAACATCATAAACACTGGTAGCTAGCGTCTGAGTGTCGCCGCCTGAATCAATGTAAGTGACCGACGTGACCGACTGCAAGGGTGCTTTTGGGATCTCTATGCAGGCCTCGAACCGATCAAATAACACGTCCAACGTCTGAGTAATCAGCGCTCTCTGCAAATAGATTTCAGTGCTGTTCGTAACCGCCCTGATCAGGTTATTGATATACCCATCGTCATCACTAATCGACACGTTCATGTGTTGTTTCGCCTCTACGAGAGAGACGGGGAAACGTGCCGGGGCTGTGATTAGTTTAGTGGGCATTTTTAGAATTCCATTGAGCGGGTTTCCCCGCTCGCATTATTACTCAGGTGGGTTTGCCGTTGGTGCGCTGCCGGGGTGACCAAGTAGCGGAATGATCGCGATAGGCGCTGCCGAAGTGTTGTCGGCAGGCGTCACCGTGCATTGAACATAGCGTTTTGAGCCTTTGTAGCCGATCTTTCGAGCCTCATCATCATCGCCAAAAGCGAACCCCGCCAGCACCTCGGTGCCCAGTAAATCAGCATCGGAAACATTAGCGGCGTCGGATAAATTAGCAGCGGCACCGTCTTGGACTAGCACGGTAAAAGTAGCATTTACATCGGCCAGCGTGCCAGTGGCAATCAAGAATTCAAGGCTATTGTAGCCCTGCCGGTCAATGATGCCTGATACCGTGGCAGTATTATCTGCATTTGCCGTCACCGCCACCCCGGTAGGATGAATGTTACTGTGTAAATCTTGCATTTGGTTTTTCTCCCATGTTTAAGATTGGCCCGATTTCTCGGGCCATCAATGCGATTATATTACGCTGCGAATTTCAGCAACTTGATGGCCGCGAAATCCTGAACACCGCCACCAACGCGCTTGGTCGTATAAAACATCACGAAAGGCTTGTTTGTGTAGGGATCGCGAAGAACACGAACACCCATTCGGTCGGTAATTACATAGCCGCGATTGAAGTCACCATAAGCCAGGGACAGGCTGCCGGTAGCTAGGTCGGGCATGTTGTCATCGATCTCAATAGGCTTTCCTAATAACGTTGCAGATGCTCCAGCTTCTAGACCAGCTCGCCAAATGTAGTTGCCGTCGTTGTCTTTCAACTTTCTAACTCCCGCAAGCGTTGCGTCATTGGTTAAGAAGCTAGCGTTATTACGATAACCGCGCTTCAATGCATGCTGGAGGTCAATCAACGCATCGCCGCCGTCCGGTGTAGCTGCAAAGCCGCCATTAACGCCAGTGGAGATAAACCCAAGGCTACCCCATGCATAATTAGCATTAGCCACCGATGAGTAACTCAGAAAGCCATAGGGCTGATTGACGCCAGACCCATCGATAAATGCTGATCCTTCTTGCTCCGCGAATTCAATCGCGACCTCTTCGGCAAGCCATGCCTCAACATTAAACACGGAATCATCGAGCATTCCCTGAGTAGCTGCCGGGTTCGCGTAAAGCTCCTTGGTCGGGAAGTCGAGCATCTTCAAGGCCGGCGTGCCTGTTTCGGGTCGATCCTCTTCTTCGCCAACCCAGCCGGAACTTGAACCGCCGACATTATGCAATTTCTTGTATGTCGAGCTACCAACGGGCTGCACGCGGGCAAGGCTTCGCATGGCAGACATCGTGCCTTCTATGCGAGTAATGGCACTGTCAACCTCTTCGGGAACAGTCCATCCACCATCGGGGTCAGATTGTGTGGTTAGTTCAGCGCTGACCTCAAGTTCGCGCAGCCCATCATCATAACCCTTGCGCATAAATTTATTAAACCCGACTTTGTGCGCCGAAACTGATTTGTTGTCGCCTGCACCGCCACCTGGAAGGCGGTTCGCGCTAGCTTCAATCGAGTCCACCTGGTCTTTCATTTTTTGCAGCTCGGTTAAATCAGCGCTGATCGTACTGAGCCTGTTTTCGATTTCACCAGATGCTTTTCCGGTTTTTTCAATCTGCACCAGTCGATCCTCGTTTGCAGCCTTGAACTGCTCAAATCCGGCACCCAGATCCGCAATGGCCTGTTTTAATTCTGCGCTCATGATGTTTTTCCTTTGATAGTTGCGTTAAGCGCGTTCACACACGCCGTTAATTCAGCACTATCGTCAGCGTCCCGCGTAACGTTCTTGCTGTAGCCGTTAGATATTAACTGCCTAGCGGCTGCACGAGTAAGCCCAGCGTCCCGCGTAAGCACTCGTTCAATTTCTCTTTCGGTCGGCATGTCATTCACGCCGCGCCGGTCTTCTCGGTGGATATTATCAGGCATGTGGCTAAAAATGCCAGTATCAAATTTTGCCACTACCTGATCAGCCTCTCCGATCGTCTCATCAACAAAGCCGAATTCCTCCGCCTCTTTGCCGATGTACCAGGTTTCATCGTCCATAGCGGATTGTATTTCTTTACTGCTTTTTCCTGTTTTTTTGACGTACATCTCACCGAGCGTTACGCCAATTCGAGCCAGCAAGTCAGCGTCTTTTCTCAAGTCGCGATGATCGCCCATCGAAAACGACCACGGATTGTGAATCATATAATAGGCATTACTAGCCATTTCCACGGTATCACCAGCAAGGGCAATTATTGACGCCATCGATGCGGCAATCCCGTCTACGCGGGTGGTTATCTTTGCAGGATGGCTTTTGAGTGCATTATAAATAGCAGTGCCGTCGAACACATCACCGCCCGGCGAATTAATGGCCACGGTTATATCGCTTGACTGGATTCGATTCAGATCGCTAACGAACGAATCAGCATCAATAAAAGGCCAGCCGATAACATCATATATCCTTATCTCAGCACTGCCATCAGCATGATTCTTAATGGCGTACCAGTCTTTATCAGCAAGGGACTTACCCCAAAAGTCAGCAACAAACTTTGCTGATTTACTGTTTCGATGTTTTGCATTAAGTAGCATTAGGTTCGACCTCTGGCGTTTCTTCGCTTGCTGGCATTAAGTTGGCGGCAATGTAAAATTCATTACCACCATCATCTTCGCGCGGGTTCATATTCTCTTTTGATCTTATCTCATTCGGGCTCATCACGCCGATAGAATGCATTTTCATGTAATATTCAGACCGCGATTTTGAATCACCCCGCAGCAACCCATCGACAAGAAATTCTGCAAACAACTTCTTTCGCTCCTGCTTTGTCAGCAAGTCGCGCCACAATGATTGCTCCCAACGAACAAACCACGGCATCATCGTGTCAGTCACAAACTCAAGACCTTGATGTTCAATATTATTATTGGTTGCTTTCTCAAGATGGCCTATCTTATGCGGTGGCATCCTGTAAATTCTGGCGATATCCTCCACTCGAAATTTCATACTCTCGATATATTGCGCATCTCGATTCGTCATTGAGACTTGCTGCCAATCTAAGCCATCTTCAAGCAGCGCGGTCTTTGATGAGTTCTCGCCATTCATTGCCTCATCCCAGCTTTCCCGCACCCTTCTTGCGACCTCGTTATCCTTAAACTCACCGGAGTGCTTGAGAATGCCGCTCATCTTCGCGCCGTTTTTAAATGACAACGCGGCCTGCTTGTTTGCAGCAAGGGCGATTCCTATCGTCTCCCTGTGGTATTCGAGTGGCGAAATTCCATGAACACCATCAAATGACAGGCCGGTGATGCGATAAACCTGGTCTTGTCTTAATAGTATTTGAGCGCCATCAGGATCAGTAAATACATAGCTCAAGCTGTAATCTTTTGCCTGGGTAACGGCCACCCTGTCCGGATGCATGGGCAGCAACTCAAGTATCTCGCCAGTGGATGAGCGATTAATAAACGAGTACGCATTGCCTCTCAGGCACAGGTGAGCAGTCTTCGTCTGCCTCCAGTCGAAGCTTGTCTGAAAATCATTCGGGGCATCGTGAAGTAGCGAGTAGAGGTTATTGCTGATGGCTCGATCTTTGCGCTTACCATCACGCTGATATAAAATAAACGGGAGCTGCGCGACGGTCTCAGAGATAGTCAGCACGCACGCATAAACGGCTGATGCCCGCATTGCTGATTTTGGATTTATGGCAATGCCGGCGCTGGATCCGTAGCCCAGCCCTATGGCTTTGGCCAGCTCGCCAGAGTCGGTAATCACTGCTTTTGGGCTAAATAGCTTATCAAGAATCAATTTCTCGTACCTTTATACGCGATAGCCATCAGCACGGCCCCGGATGAAATGAATACAATCCTCGGGTCAAACTGCCAGGTGCCCCAGCAAAGCAGCGCAAACCCAGCAAGCCCAATCACATCCAGCATTAGATTTTTCAAAACGAAACCACCCCGCGCTTATCGTAGGCACTATCAGTCGGCTCACGAGTCATTGCCCTATTCATAGACATAATTAACGCCACCACTCCATCGATTTTATTCCCCACTCGCTCTTTGTTTGGGTAGATATTATCCTTTTTATCAAGCTGCGCGGTAACATTTCCGAACATCCATCCTAGCACGGGATCGAATTCAAATTCTATTTCACCGGATATTATCAGCTTTTCAACCTCCTTCATCGGCTCCGAGAAGTTTTTCACGTTCTGTCCGACTTCGACCATCTCAAATCCCTCGGCCATCATGCGGGTAGAAAACTGCGTAGCCTGGTACGGATCAAATGGCACTTCGATGATATCAAATATTTTACCAGCATCTTTCAAATCATCCTCAATAACCTCAAAATCAATGACATTACCCGGCGTCGCTTCCATCCATCCTTCGGCATGCCACGCCTTATAGCGAGTATTGCCGCCCTGCAATATTACATCCTCCGGCAGATAATGCCTAAAGAACGCCCTGTATTTGTTATTGCCACTTTGCGGCGGAAACAATATACAGCGCGATGCGATATCAATCTTGCTCGCTAGATCAAACGAGGCGTAACATTCAAGGCCTCTAAAATCATCGATAGACAGCTTCTTTTTGCGACACTTTTGGAGCGCCAGCATGTTCATCCACGCGGCTTTAGCGCCAACCCATAGGTTGAGGTGCTTGGTTTTGTAGGCGACTTGCTTAGTGGCGCTCCGCTTTGCCGCTAATAACTGACCGGCCAGGAATTCGGGATCCACGCTAATCCCGTAATTAGGATTAGCCTTCTTCTGGGCCTCGATTGTATCCCACTGATCACCCTCATCTAGCGTATAAATCACCCCAAAAACATTATCATCAGCCTCGGCGCGAGATAGAATCTTTTTAACATCGTCGCGCATTGAATAGCACGGCCCGCCCATATCTGACCCTGCGGTGGTGATATGCAGCAGTAGCGGGTTATCACGGGCACCCATGCCAGTTTCAAACGTATCAATTAGATCCGACGTTTTGTGCTCGTGGAATTCGTCGGCAATCGCACAGGAAGGGCTTGAGCCGTCACCGGGATTCCCGATCACAGGTTCAAACTTTGACCCGTTATTTAGTATCGTCAAAGAATTTGCGTTAACCTCAATGCCGAATTTCTTAACGAACAAAGGCGTCTTGCTGCAAATCGCTTTTGCGGGGTCAAATATTTCATGGGCCTGTTTTTTTGACGTTGCGCCGCAATATATTTCAGCGCCATGCTCGCCATCTATTGCCAGCATGCCGAGGCCAATACCTGCAAACCAAAAAGTTTTCCCATTTTTCCTCGGAACCTCAATATAAGCAACACGGAACCTACGTCGATCAGCTTCAGCGCGATAAAACCCGAAAATATTAGCCGTACAAAATACCTGGTAGGGGCTGAGCTCGAATTTTAAGCCCTTCGCTGCCCACTTGCCTTTGACGTGCGGCAGCTTCTCCAAAAACTCACACCACTTTTCAACCTCGGAAACCCGAAACTCAAGGTCATCGCGACCCAGGTCATCAATAAATCGCTGGCATGCCTGTCTGACAAATAGGCATGCAACAATCGATTCATCATCCGATTCCGGCTTTAGGATGCACTCAGCATACAGCAAGGCGCGCTCACTGAAACTGAGAGCGTCAGAATTCTGGTTCTGATTTGCCACTGGATGGCGCGATTATTCGACTGCGAGCGCTGGGGGTTAGGCCCAGCTCCACGGCGCATAGTCTTAGCTGAGTGTGACGGGCGGCTGGGAATTCTTCCTGGTCGGTCTGGAGCTCAGAAAACAGCATGCAGTACTGGCAAAGGGTGCTGG